TGGGAAACCGAATACGGATTCTCCGACGCCGGGCGGTGGGGCTGGCAGCGCCAGCTTTTCGGCCACATCTTCTCGGCCAAGCGCGACACCTATCCGAACCTGATCACGTTCGGCAACACCCGCAATTCCGGCGTGGTCTCGGTGCTCGGCTTCGAGATCGGCAGCCCGTCGCCGGCATTCGAATGGGCAGCGGCCTATGCCGGCAAGGCGCAACGCGCACTGCTCAACGACCCAGCGCGCCCGCTGCAGTCGCTGTCGCTCAACTCGATCAAGCCGGCGCCGCTGCACCAGCGCTTCCTGTTCGGCGAACTGAACGGGCTGGCACTCAACGGCATCGCCATCGAGAAGACCGGCTCGGACAATCAGCCGATGCTGGCTCGCGAGCAAACCACCTACCAGCGCAATCTCTATGGCCAGACTGATGACGCCTATGAGCTTGTCACCACGCTGGCGACGCTGGCGCGGCTGTTGCGCAATCAGCGGCAGGTCATCACCAGCAAATTCCCGAGGCACAAGCTGGCCAATGACGGCACGCGGTTCGGCCCCGGGCAGGCGATCGTCACCCCCGGCATCGCCAAGGCCGAATTGATCGCGCAGTATCGGCAGGATGAGTTCAACGGGCTGGTCGAAGACACCCGCAACTTCAAAAAGCACCTGATCGTCGAGCGCGATCCGAACGACCCGAATCGTTTGAACGTGCTTTTCCCGCCGGATTTGATCAACCAGCTTCGGGTCTTTGCCGTGCTGGCGCAATTCCGCCTGCAATACGATCGCGGCATCGACACCGAGATCACCGGCCCGCAGGTCGGCATCACCGCGCGCGCGGCAACGGCCTGACCGACCGCGCGTTTTTCGAGCCGTCACCAACCTCACCTTCAACCCACGTCTAACAGGAGTCCGTTATGGCGCAACGCTTTGCCGGAATTGCATTCGTCATGATCGACGGCAACCAACTGCCGCTGCGCGGCAACTTCACCGTCTCGCCAAGCTCGGTCGAGCGCACCATGATCGCGGGACAGGACGGCGTTCACGGCTATCAGGAATTGCCGCGTGTCCCCTACATCGAGGGCGACATCTCGCTGATGCCGCAGGTCAACCTCGAAGACCTTGAGGCGCAGGTCGACGTCACCGTGGTGGCGCAGCTTGCCAACAACAAGCAGTACACGCTCGCGGGCGCGACCTGCAAAGCCGGCTTCGAGGGCAATTCCCGCGACGGTCAGGCCCGCGTGCGCTGGGAAGGTCTGTGGTGTGAAGAGATTCAACTGTAGGAGAGCCAATGAACAAACCTATTCGTGAAGGCTTCGTCGCCGAAGAGCCGGTAGACCCGCCGGCCGACGCGCCTGCGATCGAGTCGGCGGCACCAGAGCCGACGCCGTTCGAACGCGTGGCCGAGACGTGGCCGATCAAGGTCAAGCTGATCCACAAGCCGATCCGCGACAACAAGGGCAACGAGCTTCGCGAGTTGTCTTTCCGGCAACCGACCGGCGGCGACATCAATCGCTACGGCATGCCGGTGCGGATCGACATGGATGGCGACGTCCAGATGGACGAGAAAAAGATGACGCTGATGATGACAGCGCTCACCGGCGTGATGACTCCGTTCCTCGAAGCAATGGACCCGCGCGACTGGTCGTCGTGCGCGTATCGGTTACGCAATTTTTTTCTGCCCGATCCGGCCGCTTGGTAGGCGACGAGGAAGATCTTGTGCTCGACTGCTACCGGCTCGCGCGCTGGTATCACCAGTCACCAGAAACCTTTCTCGCTCTGCCGATCGACGAAGTGCGGGTCCACATGAACCGCACGCTTAGGCTTGCCGATCTGATGCGCCGCCGGGCCCAACCCGCTGAAGACAACGATGGCTGAATACGAAGAGCTACAGTTAACAGTCACGCTGATCGACAACGCGACGCAGGGGCTGCAAAACCTGCGTCAGAACTTGCGTGACTTGGGCGGCAGTGAAAACCGCGAAGCGCTGCAGCGCATGCAGCAGGAGGTCGAGAAGCTCAGCGAAAAGATGACCAAGGTCCGCGACCACATGGGCCTCACCGCAAAGGCGGCTGAATCACTCGGTCGCAGCATCGGCAATTCGATCAGGGCTTTCGGCACCGCGTTCGTCAGTAGCTTCGCGCTCAACTCGTTGAAGACTTTCACCGACGAGATGGTGCGGCTCGATGCGACGGCCAAACAGTTCGGCGTCGGCGGTGCGGAACTGAAAAGTCTCGTTGAGCAGATGGGCATCATGGGAATCGGCGCTCCGCAAGCAACGCAGGCGGTGACCGGATTTGCCAACGCGCTGGCTGAGATTGGCCGGAACGGCAGCCAGTTGCGCGAAAACATAATGCGTGGCGCGATCAGCGACCCGGACGCGATGGCGAAGTTGCTGCAACGTCTCACCGGCCTTGGCAGCAAGGGCGAAATTGGCAAAGCGATGACCGAATTCATCGACGCGGCCAACAACGCCTATGAGAACGAGCTTGAGCGTACCGGCGGCAACAAGGGCAAGGCGGCGCAACGCCGCAACGAATTGTTGGGAATGTTTCAATTCGACCCCGCGACTGCGGCGATGATCCAAGGCCAGTTCAGGGACATCACCGACGCGGAGAGGGAGGAATACGCCCGGCGGACAGCGATCGCACAGAGCTACAATCAACAATGGAACAAGATGGCGTTGCAGTACAAAGAGTTCGTGCAGGGTATGCAGACCACGCTGCTGCCCACGCTCGAAGCAATCAACAAAGCCATCGGCACGATGGGCGACAAGTGGGGCGAAGCGTTCGGCACCGAACTGACGAACAGCATCAACAAGGCGATCGAGTCGATCACCTTCCTCTACAGACTGATCAACGACCCGGGCGCTACGATCAAGCAGAGCATCAAAGACCAAGCGCTGCAGGCGCATCCGACGGTGCAGAGCATGATGCGCGGGATGGGTCTAAACGTCCCGACCACGGAGAAAAATCAAAAATACTGGGACGAGCAAAGGGCGCAGGGAAACTTTACGATCTGGGACAGCACCACCGGCGTCGGCACAGATCAGAAGCCGGGCTTCCCGGCGGATCGGTTCGGTGACTGGCCAACGCCACCGGCCAGCAAGATGTCGTATCGCGGTGGCGACTCGGCGATGCCGCAGGCGATCAAGGCTTCTCTCGGCGGCGCGCCGATCAGAGTGCCGGGCGGCAACCCCGACTATAGCCGCAGCAATAGCGGCGCCATGGCAGAGTTCAGCCGCGCGGTCAGGACCGGCACGTTCGAAGCGCTGGTCGACTTCCGGACTTTCATGCAGGGCGGCGGCGCCGGCGGCGGTGGCGCGCAGAACGCGTCGCTGACGACCGGCCCCGACAGCACCAGCGCAAATCCGAGCAGCCGCAGCGGTCCTGATAGCACCGGCCCGAGCACAGGCCCGGGCACGGGCCCGGGCGCAGGGCCAAGCGCGAGCCCGAGCGCGCCGGACATTGTCAATCCGTTCGGTGGTGGCCGGACCAGCGTCGGCCCCACTGGCGGCGGCGGTCCTTCCGGCTTCAATCCGTTCGGCGGTGTCCGTACCGGCGTGGGAAAGCTCAATCCGTTCGGCGGTGAACGTGGCAGCGTCTCGGGTGGGGCCACGCCTGCTGGTGATGCGCCGGCGAGCGGTGATGCTGCGGGTGGTGACGTGGCTGGCGAGGCAGCCTTCCTGGCGGAAAAGCGGGCTGGCTTCAAAAAGGAGTTAGACGAAAATCCCGCGACGCGGGAATTGCTCGGCGGAATTATCAGCGCGGAAAATCCCGGCGCTGGTCCCGCTGTCGCCGAAAGCCTGATGAACCGGACCGAACTGGTCAATCAGGATCGCGCCAAAAGGGGACTGCCACCGCTGACTTTGCACGACATGATTGTCGGCAAAGATGGCAAGAGCTTCTACGGGCCGATGCGCACTGGCGCCATCAATCAGCACTTGGCGAGAATGCGTAGCGATCCGAAATATGCGGCGGCGATGAACGCCCGCATCGATCAGGCGCTCGGTGGCAGCAACACCATACAGTCGAACACTGATCAAGGTAGCGCCGGCGATCCGAATTACGTGGCTGGTGGCGTCGGCGTCAACATCAACCGCGAGCGCTTCAACGACTGGGGCTATCGCGGCTCGCGTGAATGGCGGCTGCAGCGGCAGAGGGACATAGCAGCGGCCCGGGACCGCCAAAATTCTGGCGCGAGCAACACCAGCGTCGGCAAAGGCGATCGCGACTTGTTCGACAGCGACATGGGCAACGAGATCACGATGCACAGCGTCGAGGGCAGCGGCAAGGTCACCGTCGACGTCGGTGGCACCAAGCAGCCGGCCGGTAAGAACCGCGCGCGGCTGTTCTCCAAGATCGAAACGCCACGGGCGCGGCAGATGGAGCCGGCTGAATCCGGCCCGCCGGTCAAGCACGAGAGCGGCGGCGGTGATGAAGCGGCATGGCTTTGAACGATGCCTGAATATGAAGAGCTACGGCTAACCGTCACACTCATCGACAACGCGTCGGAGGGACTTGTAAGGCTGCGCCAGAACTTGCGCAGCTTAGGCAGCGGCGAGAACCAGCAAGCGCTGCTGCGGATGCAGAAGGAGACCGAGAACGTCGGCGAGAAGCTGATCAAGGTCCGTGAGCACATGGGCACCACGGAAAAGGTCGCCGAACAACTCGGCCGCACCATCGGCAACACGATGCGGACATTCGCGGCTGCGTTCGTTGCCAACTTTGCAGTCGACCAATTGAAAAAGTTCACCGATGAGATGGTGCGGCTCGACGCCGCCGCGAAGCAGTTCGGAATTGGCGGCGCGCAACTCAAGGGTCTCGTCGATCAGATGGGGATCATGGGCATCGGCAGCCAGCAGGCGACGCAGGCGGTGACCGGATTTGCCAACTCACTGGCCGAGCTTGGTCGCGAAGGTGGCCAGATGCGTCACCGGATAATGCAGGGCGCGATCAGCGATCCGGAGGCGATGGAGCAGTTCATCGAACGGATGACCGGGCTCGGCAAAAAGGGCGACATCGAAAAAGCGCTCAACGAGTTTCTCGACGCCGCCGACAACGTCTTCCAGAACGAATTGAATCGCACCGGCAACAAGGGCATGGCGGCACAGCGCCGTAATGAGTGGCTGGAAAAGTTTCAACTCGACGCAACGACGTTGGCGATGATCAAGGGCCGGTTCCGGGAAGTCACCGATGCCGAGAAGGCGGAATACGCCCGGCGGAATG